ACGTCGTCCAGCACCTGCGACCCGGTGAGCGATTTGGTGGCGCGTGTCATGGTCATACCACCAGCGAGAGGGCGAAAGCGATCCACAAGGCGGCCTGGACCAGCGCAGCCGTGCGCCAGGCCGGCGCCACCTGGCGGTTTTGCCGGCCGCCGCCCAGCGTCGGCGCGTGGTCGAAGCCAAGCGTGGTCGGTTCAATCCGCCGCCTCATGACGACACCCGCGCGCGATAGGTGCGCAGCTCGGTGCCCAGGGCGCGGGCAACTTCATCATAGTCCTCGGCCGACCAGGCCATGGCCTTCTCGATGCCGCAAATCTGGCGCGCGGCCGTGCTCAGGTGCCAGTCGGCCGGGACCATGCCGGCGAACTTGGCCGCGTTCAGCACGGCCTCCGCCAGGCGCTCACGCAACTGGCGGACGGTCGGGTTTCCGGCCTGACTCCAGCCCGCGCGCTCGGCCATCGCCTTGAGTGCTTCGATCAGGCGATAGGCGTCGGACTGGCGCGCCCATGCCATCCGCTCACAGCGGAGCTGGCGACAAGCGAAAGCCTCCAACGCCTTCTCATCCGGATTGTGCACCGCGCCCAGGTGATAGAGCGACAGCCACATGGCCCGCGCCTTGCGCGCCATGGGGTGGCTGGCCATGCCCTTGGGCTTGAGCGGCTGAAAACCCAGCTGCTCGAACTTGGCGAGCACGCGGGCCATCTGCGCTTCGTTGCACTTCTTCAGGCTGATTTCGCCAGTCTCATCCAACAGGATTTGACGATAGTCATCATCATGCAGATTGAGGTCTTTTTGCCCGACCATGATCTTGCCGATCATGGAGTTGCGGCGCGACTTGGACCGGTCGAACTGCGCCGGCTTTGCCATGGTTTTAGCGGCGGACATGCAAATCCTCCTCGCTCAGAAAGAAGCGCGTGAGAAAGCTCTTGCAGACGCTGCCGAACGCGCGATCGCACAGCCGCAAGGTGATGGCTTTTCGGTGCAGGTGGATCACGCTCTGGTGATCCATCCCGCCCAGGACTTTGCCAATGTTGGGGTAAGACATCGGCCGCGACGGCAGGGTGCGCAGCAACCACACGACCAGGGCACGGCCGCGCACCAAGTGGTGCTCCCGGCAGCGCAACAGCAGCTCGCCCGCGTCGAGCCCCAGCGCTTCGGCCGCCATGGTCACCACGGGCATGTGCCGGGTCATAGAAGCAACAACCCAAAGGCAGCGATCGTGACCATCGCCAGCACTGCACCGCCCAGCGCCCACCGCGCCGCCCAAGGCCCTTCGTCAGGATAGGCCTCGTCATCGACCAGCAGCGCCTTGGCCGCCTGCGGCTTCATCTCGGCCACCCGCTCAAACCGGGTTTCGGTGCGCGCCATTCCCAGCGCCGTGGACAGCACTGCCGTGGTCAACAGTTCCGGATTGCGACGCATATCCGCCCAGGTTACTGGCAGGCAGGTGCGATACCCGGCAATCGGGCTGACCAGTCGGCCGGTCACGTCCACGCCGTGGCCATGCAAGACCAGGTCAACACTAATGTTGGGCGAAAGGTCGCTGATCGCCATAGCCAGGCGCGCAGCGTGCTCGATGGGAGCGGGCGTGTTCATACGACTTCCTCCCGCGAAGCGACTTCGTAGATCAGGCGCGCGACCTCGACCGGGAATGCTTCGTGCTCCAGCAGTTCGGTCTTACCTTGGCCCCATCGCCCGGTCGGGCAGGCCGCCACGGAAGCCAGACGAAAATCGCATTTGGACCGCTTCACCGGGCTCCGCATGACGACGGACACAGACCAGCCGTTGGGGAAGGTCATGCGCATGCGCGGATGCCCTTCGTTGGGATCGAGGTCTGCTTCAAACGGCGCGCTCATGCCGCCACCTGCCGCGAAGAGAGCTGCGCCCACGCATCTTGCAGGTGGCTGAGCTGCATGTCCTGGCGCTCGACGCCGGCCATCATCTGCGCCAGCTCGATCACGAACGTGGCGCCGCGCAGCCCGCCCGGCATTTGGCCGATGCGCCGCAGGAATGCGCGCTGGTTGTCGGTGAAGATCGACCAGGCATCGCACAGCGCATCGCAATCGGCCGACGTGGGCACGGCGCGCACCAGGCGCAGGCCGATGCGGCTGAATAGCTGGGCATAGACCGCGCTACGGCTGCCGCCGCCAAAGCGTTGCAGCAGGCTCTCGTTACCGAACAGGGCGATGCCGACCCGCGCGCTGTCGTTCCAGCCCCGAATTTCCTCGATCGCCTTTTCCGAAAGATGCTGCGCCTCGTCGATGATCAGCAGCGCATTGCGGCCTTTCAGCCGTTCCTTGATGCGCCGCGTCAGCTTCTGCGGCGTGCCGACTGCGTCGCGTTCGCCCAGGGCTTCCAGGATCTCGATCTGCATGTTGTTCACGCCAGCCGTGCTGGGCGTCATCGTCGCCAGGAACACGTTGGGATAGCAGGCGGCGTAATGCTCGGCCGTCGTGGTCTTGCCGAGGCCGGCGCCCAGCGCAGCAACCGCGATCCGGCCGCCCTGCGCATAGTTCAGCATGTAGGCGAGATACTTGCTGGTTTCGGTGTCGAAATAGCCAGGGCGCTGCGGTGCAACGGCCGTGATCTGCTGCTGAGCGGTCAGATGCTGGCGATAGCGATAGATCGTCTCTGCCACCCGGCTTTCATCGCCGGCATAGCCACGTTCGCTACCGAACTGGCTGATGGTGCCAGCCGCCACCCCGGTGCGCTTCGCCAGCTCGCTCCACGACAATACCGTGGTCTGCTTGTGCGTGATCAGCCACTGGCGCATCTCTTCGATGTCGATGGGCTGGTTCGTCGGGTCATTCATGGTATCTACTCCTGTCCTTCTGTTGGGGGACAGGCGGCGCGGGAAGTTTCCTAGGCTGGCCCGCGCCGCCTTTATTTACTCGACGACGCGCAGGCGGAATGCTTCGCCCACGGCCTCGAAAACCTTGCTTTCATGATCGCGTTGGGGGGCCACTTCCGGCATCTCCACGAGCTTGAGCGCCGCCGCCGTCTGTCCGCGCTGGCGCACCGCGCGCACGACCTTGGCCTTCGGCTTCGTCTTGATCGGCTCCGGTAGCCCAAGGTAGGCAGCGGCCAAGGTCGGCGCGGCCAGGAACTGTTCGGCCTCTTCCGCTGCCCGGATTTTGCGGCGCTGTTCGGCCATGAATTTAGCCGTCTGCTTGGCGGCATCCGCGCTGTCGAACTGCACATCGTTCCACGCCTCGGCGCTGCACAGATAGCGCCCCTCCAGGTCGTAAAGGTGCACCGGCCGGCTCAGATCGTCGGGATCGAACCGCACGGTCACACGCTGGCCATGCAGCCCGAGGCGGGCGCAGTCTTCCGACCAGTAGCGCGCGCCGAACAACTGGATTTCACCGGTCTGGCGGTTCACCATCTTCTGCTCGGCGGCGAGCAGGGCCAGGCGCAGTTGGTCGGCCGTGGCTTTGCCGATCGGCGCGGCGACATAGCTCTCTGCAAAGACCTCGTCGAAAGACCGGCCGCGATAGTCGCGGCCACGGCGGCCCGATCGCGCGTTGTGGTGGGCAATCTCCCGCTCCACATGGCCGACGAAATCGGCCCATGGAACGGCCTTCGAACCATAGTTCGCCGGCTTGTGCATCGGGCTGCGGCCGGTATAGGCGCCGGCCACGAATGGGTGACGCGAAATGGTGTCGGTCAGGTCCATCCAGGCGCGCTCGATCGGCTTCGACTGGCCATGGAACGGCAGCGCCCAATGGACCTTGACGCCAAGGCCGGTCAGCAGGCCCACCGGGTCGCTATCCTTGACCTTGAAGCGGAAGCGGTTGGCGGTGCCGCCCGTGATCCACTTCGAAGCGAAGCCACGGCCGTTATCCAGCACGCAATGCACCGGGATGCCCCAGCCTTCGAACAGCGAGGCGAAGACCAGCCGCACATGGTGCGCGCTTTCCGTCTCGCACACGCGCCAGGCCAACAGCTTGCTGCTACGCACGTCCTGGATGCCGACCAGGACCGGGCGGATTTCCTTCCCGGCGCGCGAAATAACCTTCACGTCGAACACATGGCCGTCGATGTTGACCCATTCCATCGCGTGCAGATGCTCGACGGTGCGGCGTTGCGCGGGGATCGACCTGCGATAGGCTTCGTCGCCCTTTCGCATGCGCCGCACTACGCGCGGATCAAGATCGCGCTCCAGCCGGCGCCGCATCGTGCGCTCCGTGGGCATCGGCAGGCCATGCTGCTCGGCCAAGCGCACGGCGCGCTGATAGCAGCTCGCCAGCGTCGGTTCTTCCGGGCGGCAAAAGTCGCTCTTGAAGGCCGTCCAGATGACATGATCGATTTCGGCTTCCACGCCGCCGCCGCGACGGCGCGGTGCCAGCGCGGGCAGCCAGTCGGAACGGCCCAAGCCACGAATGCGCTTGAAATATTCCCACACGCTCGACGCGCCTACTCCATGGATGCGCGCGACCTCGGCAACCGCCACAGTGCGAGACAGGCCTTGGCCTTCCAGCTGCTCCACCGCCTGAACGATGCGCAGGCAGCGTTCCGCCTCGGCCTTCGTCTTGTCGGTCTGCGCCGCATACCAGCGCCAGGCGGCCTCGGCCGGCGTCTCTTGCACCGGCTGCGGCGCTTCGATGATCAGTCCACGGCGCGCCAGTTCAAGCCGCGCCGCTGCCGGCAGCAGGCTCACATGGAATTCCTGCCCGCCGCCCCGGCCGGCGCGTTCGCGCGCCAGCGCGTTGCCCTCTGCGTCCACCGCAGTGCGCCAGCGATCGTCTCGCGCGCGCCGGTTGATGGCGCGCTTGTCCGTGGGCAGGCCCGGCAAGGCCAGGTCCGCCAACTCGGCCGCAGTGAACCACTCGCGCAGCTCAGCTGCCTGCGCCGCGTCGGCCAACAATGCCCCTCCAAGTGCGTTCACGCCCGTCCCTCTCCGATATGCGGTGCTGTTTGTGCGATCTTGCGGCGCTCATCTTGCAGCCGCTTGAGTTCCCGATCGATCTGACCAAGCCGGGCGGTCTGGACTTCCTTGCCCACCAGCACCGCCGCGCCGATGTGGCGCAGGATGCGGTCCAGCACGTCATGCCGGCCGGTCACCGCGATCAGCGCAAAGAACCGGCTCGCGACCACCTTGTGCTCCCCTCGCGCCGGGCTGGCATAGGCATTAAGCATGTGCGCGCTGACCTCTTCGTCCAGCAGCTCGCTCATCTCGCCCGCGATCACTTCGCGGCTGCGCGGATCGCTTTTGAGCACTTCGGCCACCGCGCGCGAAATCTGTCGTTCATAGCCTGCCAGCTCGGCCGGCTCGCTCGCCACGGCCGGCGGGTCGAACATGAAGCCGATCTGCCGGGCATCCGCCTGGACAGGTTTACGCGCCATAAGCACCGCTCCTGCGCCAATCGGGGTCGTGATAGGCATCCGGTGCAATATCGAGCGGGCGATTGCCGGTGGCCGGATAGACCCACGCCGATCCGTTCCATCGGCCCAAGGCCATGGCGTTGCCCTCGCGCACCAAGAAGGATCGGCCGCTCAGCGCAGCGTCGTCCAACGGGCGAAACTCGATCCGGGCGGGGCGCTTAGCCATCGGCGTTATCCCCGCGAAATGGGAAGTGCACATCGGCCGGCCAGGTGAAGAGCGGGCCGGCAGGCTTGGCAGACGCATCGCCATGCTTTGCCAGATAGGCCCGCACTTCCTTGCCCCACATTTTGCGGCCCCACCGGGTGCCCAGATGCGCCGGGCCGCCTTTGCCCCACAACGCCTTGCGGCGTTCCGCAACCGTGGCATCGTCGGGCAGATCGCGCGTCAGATGCGCGATCAACGCGCGGGCGCCGAACCGCCAGTTGCTTTCGGTCGGGCGGCTCATCGTGCGCACCCGTGCCATTGCACCAGCGCCATCGCATCGGTCGGGCGCGCACAGTGCTCGGCCAGCGCGCGATCGGCCCGGCCCGCGTCGGCCAGCATGACAAACGTCAGCACCAGCGCCAGCAGCGCGCAGCCTACCACGGTGAGGATCAGGCCTGCCCAGCGCTTCATGCCACCGGCTCCTGATCGTCCAGCACCGCGTCGATGAGGTTGTCTTCCAACAGCGCGATCACGATGCGCTGAACCAACGTGGTAGCGGCAATGCCACGCTTGTCGGCGTGCGGCTTGAGCGCGGCGATCATGTACGGCGCCATATAAACCCGCTGCCGCTTTTCATCGCTCTGCGGGCTGTCCGCGCGCTTGCGCACGCAATAAGCCAGCTGGCTTACCGCGCTGCCACTCATGCCGATGCGTTGGCCGATTTCGGCAGATGATAGCCCTTCGGCTTTCATCGCCCGAATGGCGGCAGACTTGCTCCGATATCCCAAAACCGGCTGCATTTTCAGTCCCTCATCATCCAACGCGCGCCCCACGCGGCGAAATCCGCAGGCGGCGCATCCATTGAAATCGTGTCGTTTTGATCGGCGCCGATCGGCGCGGCCGTGCCGCATACCCGACGCCTGGCGCGCTTTTCCGCGCGCAGCTTCCGCTCCGCTTCCTTGGGCGTGCAGCCCAGGCGCAGGGCCAGCTCGAAAGCCTCCCGATGCGCCCGATACTTCTCGGCCAAAGAGACGGGGCCGGGCATCACGCCCTCCGCGAAAGTGCGATGGGCACCGCATAAAGCGGCGTGCCGTTGATCATGGGCAGGCTGGGCGGTGTCAGCACTTCGATGCCGCGATTGCGTAACGCCAGGCGTCTGATGGCGCCCTTCCGCTCAAGAGCGCCCAGGCGGTCGAAAATTAGGGTCTTTCCCTTGCCCAGCGCCCGCGCACATTCGCTCAGGCTGGGCGAAACGCCACCGGTCGCCAAGTGATAGCCATGGATGTAGCGCAGCAGCGCCATTTGACCCGTTGTAAGCGAAGCAGACATCATGCCGCCCCCAGTTCGTCGCTCAGCCGCGCCAGCAGGCGCCGCTTGGCCGCCACGCCGAGCGTCAGGGCGCGTTCCTCCACAAAGGCTTCCCGCTCCGCCTCGGCCATGCGGTCCAGCAGGCTCACCGCCCGCTGTACCAGCACCATGGCTCGGTCGGTGCTTGGTTCGGCACCCGACGACGCCCTATCGACCGTGAGGCCCGCCAGCGCGCCGCCATGTCCCGACGCCTCAGCAGAGGCCGCCAGTTCCGCCGCCAGCGCGCGCAGCGCCTCGGCCCGGCCCGGCTCAGCCAGAGCGCAAATCTTGAGCAACCAGCGCTGGTTGTTGACGATCGGATGATCCTTGATCGCCTCGATCAAATCGCGATGCGGCAGCACCAGGCAGCGATGAATGGTGAGCGCGCGCTTGACCGCGTCCAGGCTAAGCCCGCAGGCATCGCGCACCTGCTCGCGCCAGCCATAAATCTTGTCCAGCGCGGCTGCGGTGTCGCCAGCTTCTGCCTCAACTTCGGCCACCACGTCGCCACCGCGCTCGGGACTTGGGTCATTGGCAGCGCGGTGCAAGTTGCACCGCGCTGCTCGTGCCTTGCCTGCCAGTGCCTGCTGGCTAATGCTGCCGTGCTGCACGGCAAGGTGCCGCTGCGCCGCCTCGGCCACCGCTGCCACATACATCGCCCGCTCCAGCACGCTCAATTCGCGCCGATCGAGCTTCTGGCTCGCTTGGAGGCGAGCGAAGTCCGCGTCCGTCCCATCGAACACACGCGCCAACACTGGGCGCTCCAGCATTTCGCAAGCCCGCAGGCGAGTGAGGCCCGCGATAAGCACATAGGGCGCCTTGGACCGCGCTGGCGCAGCGCGAACCCAGATCGGCTCTTGCTGGCCATCGGCTGCGATACGCGACGCCATCCCTTCGACCTTGATCGGATAGAAAAGACCGATGCGGCCGGCGATGTCGGGATTGATAAGGTTCGTCGGGATGGAAAGGACTTCGCCGGCCAACTCGATAGCCGGTGCCCGTGCGTCAGTCTTGATTGTG